GTTCACCACGTTTCTTGTCTAACCAGACAATTTCTGATGCTAACTCTGCTTCTGTAACTATCAGTAACCAAGCAGATGCATATTCAGAAAGAGAATATTCACCTGGCCAACTTTGGGTTAACGTTGCTTCACGTGCTACAAGTTCACAGTGGGTACTAGACCGTGGTGGTCGTCATGACTTATTCCACGTCCTAGTTATTGATGGAGATGGAAAACTAACTGGTACACCAGGTAGTGTTCTTGAGAAATTCCTCAACGTGTCTAAGGCAACTGATGCCAAAGGACCACAGGGAGAAGCACTTTATTACAAGGATGTAATTAAGAACAACTCCTCATACATTTATTGGGGTGCTCATGAGACTACAGGATTATTTGACAAAGATGGCTCTGCTAATGGAAGTATTGGTAGGACTGGCGTTAATACCGATTTCGATTTATTTAAGTCTACAACTTCACTCTTTGATATTGACAATCCTACAGGAGCAACAAGTGCTGCTGTCGCAATGCTCAATACAAAAAACCAATCCACACTCAAGTATAACTTACAAGGTGGTGTAGATGGTTACACTCTAACTCGTGATAAAGTTTTGAGTGCTTATGATCTAGTAAGTGACGCTGAAACACAAGAAGTTGACTACTTACTCATGGGACCATCCATGAGCAACGAACTCGATACTCTTGCTAAAGCGCAGAAGATAATCGACATTGCTGCAACCCGTAAGGATTGTATGGCATTTATCTCACCTCCGCGCGGAGATGTGATTGGGGTACCAACTACCCGTCAAATTGTTGATCGTACTGTAGAGTTCTTTGATCAACTAACTTCAAGTTCATATGCTGTATTTGATAACAACTACAAGTACATCTATGACAAGTATAGTGACAAGTACCGCTATATCGCTTGTAACGCTGACGTTGCAGGACTAGTACTTAGCACAACACTTAATCAGGAACCTTGGTTCTCTCCTGCTGGTTTCAACAGAGGACAATTGAGAAATGCAATTAAACTTGCTTACTCACCTCTTAAGGATCACAGAGATATGCTCTACAATGCAAGGGTTAACCCAATTGTTGCATTCCCTGGACAAGGTATAGTCCTCTTCGGTGATAAGACTGCGCTCGCATATCAATCTGCATTCGATAGAATTAACGTTCGTCGTCTGTTCTTGGTTATGGAGCAAGCAATTGCTGAAGCAGCGAAGACACAACTCTTTGAATTGAACGATGAGTTTACTCGTCAGTCATTCAAGAATATAGTCGAACCTTTCATGCGCAGGATCCAATCCCGTCGTGGTGTGGTTGACTTCCTTGTTGTTTGCGATAGCACTAACAACCCATCCAATGCTATTGATCGTGGCGAATTCTTTGCGGAAATCTTCGTGAAGCCTACACGCTCTATCAACTACATTACGTTGACATTTACTGCAACTAGGACTGGTGCATCGTTCTCTGAAATCACTAACTAATTACCCCCTCAACATTCATTAAGGAGAATAAAAAATGGGAACCAAATCTGAAAGAAAATCCCCAAGTCAGGTCGAGGGCGGTTTTATTGATTCACCAATCTTCAATTTTAGAGATCAAATTGAAGATTTGGCAAGACCTAATCTGTTCCAAGTGGAAATCCAATTTCCAGACGAGGTAGCAGGAGACGGACAACCTGGTGTAGGTGGTCGTCAAGGATCATCTGAAGATCGTAGACAGAAGCAAGCAGGATCAAATAACGAGACTGTTGCTGGTGGAAACAAGTTATCTACTTTCCTTGTGAAAGCAGCAAACCTTCCCGCATCTACTATCGGAGTTATCGAAGTACCCTATAGAGGTCGTACTTTGAAAATCGCTGGTGATCGTACATTCGAACCTTGGACTGTTACAGTACTGAACGATCAAGAGTTTAGACTACGTAACAAGTTCGAAGAATGGGCTACTAAGATTCAGAACTTACAGCAGAACTTACAGGACGCTAAAGAGATTGGTGATTACCAGTCAGACGCAGTTGTTCGTCAGTACTCACGTCAAGGAGATCAGAAGAAAGCGTATTCATTCCAAGGCATTTGGCCTAGTAGTGTTTCCGCAATTGATCTTGCTTGGGATACTAACGATACTCCAGAAGAGTACACCGTTGAGTTCCAAGTTCAGTTCTGGTCATACACTGATGACGTTAACGCTGGAAACTCTGTTCAAAAAGGTAGTGCTTAAAACCTTCTAAATAGAACATAAGGTTAACGGAAGTATATTAATGGCAAACCTTTTTGGTTATAGTCTAGCAAGGAAGAAGGGCAAGCAGCAATCTGTCGGCCCTTCTTTTGTGCGTAAAGACAGTGATGATGCAGCTGCACCAATATCCGCTGGTGGTTATTTTGGGCAGTATGTTGATCTAGGTGACGCTGCAAACAAAGCAAGTGACGCAGACTTGCTTGGTAGATACAGAGAGATGTCGATCCACCCAGAGTGTGACTCGGCAATTAATGATATTGTTAATGAATCAATTGCTGGTGATCTTGATAATCATCCAGTAGATTTAGAGTTATCTAATCTCCCAGTTTCAGATAATTTAAAACGAGTTATTAGGGATGAGTTTAGCAATATACTATCACTATTAGATTTCGATAGAAAAGCATACGATTTGTTCCGTCGGTGGTACATTGACGGACGTTTGTTTTTCCATAAGATGATCGATCCTAAAGATCCGAAGGGAGGTATCACGGAACTTAGGTATATCGATCCACGTAAGATTAAAAAAATTATTGAATACGACCAACCTAAGTCGAAGATCCAAAACGTAGATCCCTCTGAGGTTATACTTGCCCCTAAGTCTATTGAGTATTATATTTACTCACCTAAAGGACTAAAAGGATATGAGAAACAGGGTATTCGCATTGCCCCTGATGCTATCACGTACTGCCATTCTGGTGTACTTGACATGCAACGCAACCATGTTCTCTCACACCTTCATAAGGCAATTAAAGCACTCAATCAACTAAGAATGATTGAGGATAGTCTTGTTATATACCGTATGTCTCGTGCTCCAGAGCGCAGGATATTCTATATTGACGTAGGTAATTTACCTAAGCAAAAGGCAGAACAATACCTTCGTGAGGTAATGTCTCGCTATAGAAATAAGTTGGTATATAATGCTGACACTGGTGAGATACGTGATGACAAAAAATTCATGTCTATGCTGGAAGATTTCTGGCTCCCTAGACGTGAAGGTGGTAGAGGTACAGAAATAACTACCCTACCTGGTGGTCAGAACTTAGGAGAATTGGAAGACGTTAAGTACTTCCAACGTAAATTATATCGTGCACTGAATGTTCCAGAGTCACGTTTGGAATCAGATACACAATTTAATATTGGTCGTAGCGCAGAGATAACAAGAGATGAACTTAAATTTCAAAAGTTTATCACTCGTCTTCGTAAGCGTTTTAGCGATCTCTTTAATGATCTTTTAAAAACTCAACTTGTTCTTAAGGGTGTTGTATCCCTAGAAGAATGGGATGACATGAAGGAGCATGTCCAATATGATTACATTGCGGATAACTACTTCAGTGAATTAAAAGAGAAAGAGATATTAAATGAAAGGCTTACTGCACTTGAGCGTATGGATCCTTTCGCTGGTCGTTACTTCTCTCTCGATTATATTCGTCGTCAAATCCTTAAACAGACTGACGAGGAAATAACAGAGATAGATGCAGAAATGGAGCAAGAAATCAAAGACGGTAAGTTGATTGATCCTCTTGCAATGCCAGCTATGGAACATCAACAGATGGAGATGGCTTTACAACCAGAACCAGAAGAAGAGGAGTACCAAGGAGTAGACGCAAAAGACTATAAGCGCGGAGAAATATAAATCTCGCTAAATAAATACATGGAGTGTACATAGAATATGGCATCACAAGCATCACTTGATATTGTAAATGCGTTATTTGCTGGTCAGAAAGACCTTTCTGATTATGTTAATGATGCAATGCAAGACAAAGCACTTGAGTCAATCACTGCTCGTAAGGGTGAGATTGGGAACAAGATTTTCACTGCGTTAGCGCAAGAGGAAGAACCAGAGGCATCTACTGAAGAACCAGTAGTTGCACCTGAAGCATCAACAGAAACCGAGGCATCTGATGAAACTGATAACGGAACAAATAACTGAAGCTAAAGTAACAATCACTGAAGGTAAGGGTGGTAAAAAGAGCCATTTTATTGAAGGTGTATTTTTACAAGGTGGAATAAAAAACCGTAATGGTAGAATGTATCCCGTTGGTCTTCTTGAAAGAGAAGTCACGAAGTATGATTCGACCTATATAAAATCGGGACGTGCTTTAGGGGAACTCGGTCATCCTGAAGGACCAACCATAAATTTAGATCGTGTATCACATTTAACTACTTCTCTCATGAGAGAAGGAGATAATTTTGTGGGTAAAGCACGTATCTTAGATACACCTATGGGGAAGATTGCAAAGTCTTTACTCGATGAAGGTGTAAAATTAGGCGTTTCTTCTAGAGGTCTTGGATCTCTTAAGGAAGAAGATGGTTGTAAAATTGTCTGTGACGATTTTATGTTAGCAACCGCTGCCGACATTGTAGCAGATCCCTCTGCACCAGATGCCTTTGTAGATGGCATTATGGAAGGTAGGGAATGGGTTTGGGACAATGGAAACGTTCAAGAACTTGAACAAATTAAGAATCGTATTACCAACGCAGCGCGAACTCAATTGCAGGAAAGAAAGATTTCCGCATTTAACCAGTTCTTGCAAAGTTTGTAAACTATAAATAACTATAGCAAAATCCGCAATTGCATTACAGAGGAGACACCAATGTCTGAGGAGATTAAAAATCTGGATGAAAACCAAGTGACAAAGGACGCAAGTCCTGGAGACAAAGCCATTAAGAAGTTGGAAAACGACGGATCTGGTTTATCTCCTCAAGATCTTGGTGGTCCAACGCCACAAAACAGTAAACCAACTGATGATTCTAACAAGTTTAAAATCATTGCTGGTGGTAATGCTGTTCCCCCATCAACGAAACCATCTGCTGCTTCAGGGCAGACAGCAACATTCACTGATAAGGGTGATGTAAAAGCAGGTCACGAGCCTGAAGGCGACGTAATTGCTGAAACTCCTGCGGAGGATGTAACAACAGAAGCAGAAGAAGATAAAATTCTAGAGATAGATTTATCTGCTGATGTTGCTGCTCTTACAGAAGGTGAAGACCTATCTGCAGAGTTTAAAGATAAGGCAAAGACAATCTTCGAAGCCGCAGTTGTCTCACGCCTAAACGAAGAACTAGAACGTATGCATACTGATTATGCAAAAGTTTTAGAAGAAGAAGTCGAGTCAGTAAAATCCAAACTTGCGGAACAAGTTGACGAGTACTTATCCTACTCTGTTACGCAATGGATGGACAAGAACGAATTAGCCATTGAGCACGGCATCAAAGTCGAAATGGCAGAATCAGTTCTTGCTGGTCTCAAACAAGTTTTCTCTGAGAATTACATTGAAATCTCAGATGAAAAAGTTGATTTAGTTGACGAAATGACTGAACAACTTGATATTATGGAGAAAAAACTCAACGATCAAATTGAGCAAAACGTCACTCTTGTAAAAGAGTTAGGCGGGTTTACCAAGAATGGGATTGTGAGTCAAGTCGCAGAAGGACTAAGTTTAACCCAAAAGGAAAAACTACAAAGTCTTGCTGAGGCTGTTGAGTTTGAAGATGAAAGTAGTTACCGTGAGAAAGTTACAACTCTTCGTGAGTCGTACTTCTCCACTAAGCCTGACGTTACTCCAACCGAGTTAACCGAAGATGTAAAAGTAGAGAACCAAGACGTAGGACCAGGAATGGAAGCATATGTCAACGCACTCTCTCGCTGGTCTGCAAAATCTAATTGATTTATAGATCGTTTAACCCCCTAAATTCTTATTAAAGAGGAATAAAGCAAATGTTCAAAGCAGAACATCTGCAGGAAAAATGGGCACCTATTCTAGAACATAATGAGATCGATAACATCTCAGATAAGTATAGAAAGGCAGTCACATCAGTCCTGTTAGAAAACCAAGAAAAATTTTTAAAAGAGGAAGCTGGCATTCTTGCTGAGGCAGCTCCAACTATGTCTGCTGGCACAGCAGGTTTCAGTGGTTCATCTACTGCAACTGGTCCTGTTGCTGGTTTCGACCCAGTTCTTATCAGTTTGATCCGTCGTTCAATGCCTAAGCTTATTGCTTATGACATTGCTGGTGTACAGCCAATGACTGGACCTACTGGTTTGATCTTCGCAATGAGATCACGCTACACTAACCAGTCTGGAACTGAAGCATTCTTCAATGAAGCAAATGCTGAGTTCTCTGGAGAGAACGCTGCATCTGACTTAGGTCAGTCTGCACAGTCAGGATCAAACCCAGGACTTCTTAACGCCTCTGGAACTTATACCACAAACTCTGGTATGACTACAGCACAGGCAGAAGCATTGGGTGATGCTGCTGGCAACCAGTTCGCTGAAATGGCATTCAGTATTGAGAAGGTAACAGTGACCGCTAAGTCACGTGCCCTCAAAGCTGAGTACAGTTTAGAATTGGCGCAAGACCTTAAGGCAGTTCATGGATTGGACGCTGAGTCTGAGCTTGCAAACATCCTATCAACTGAAGTCCTTGCTGAAATCAACAGGGAAGTTGTTAGAACAGTTTACAAGATCGCAAGACCTGGTGCTCAGAACAACACTGCAACCGCTGGAATATTCGACCTAGACGTTGACTCTAATGGTCGTTGGTCCGTTGAGAAATTCAAAGGTCTACTCTTCCAGATCGAAAGAGACATGAACGCAATCGGGCATGAAACTCGTCGTGGAAAGGGCAACATTTTGATTTGCTCTGCTGACGTTGCTTCTGCTCTATCAATGGCTGGTGTACTAGACTACACTCCTGCTCTTGCTGGCAACAGTAACCTACTTCCTGATGACAACAGCAGCACACTTGCTGGAACTCTTAACGGAAGAATCAAGGTGTATGTTGATCCTTACTCTGCTAACGTTAGTGATCGTCACTTCTACGTTGCTGGATACAAAGGTGGATCTCCTTACGACGCTGGACTGTTCTATTGCCCATATGTACCACTACAGATGGTCAGAGCAGTAGGTCAGGATACATTCCAACCAAAAATCGGATTCAAGACTCGTTACGGCATGATTGCTAACCCATTCGCTGAAGGCACAGACCAAGGCGGTGGTGATCTTGATCCTAATAAGAACCGCTACTACAGACGTGTTCTTGTTGACAACCTAATGTAAATCGATATACCGATATACACACAAGGCACCCTACGGGGTGCCTTTTTTATTATAATAGAATAAATAATACTGTAGAATAGGTATAGCCATGAACGGTAGGCTAAACAAAGT